GACTGATTCGAGTATTGTTTTGAGAAATGTCATGGTTGAGTTTAGTAATCTCCTTGGTTAGTTTGGTAAAATGACGTTCTCTATCCTGTTCGGTTTTGATGGAATCTTCAAGATCTTTAAAACCTTTTTGCAATTCCCTTGCTTTATTTTGAACGTCATCAATTTTATTTAACCTAAACGATTCTTCTATAGATTGTGTACAGGTAGGACATACCGTATTATCTGTAAAAAACTTATGCTCTTTAGTAATTGATGATACTTTTTGAGTAATTTTACCTTTAAGGTTATTAAGTTTCACTAACTTTTTAGAAGCACCCGTAACACCATCTTGCTCCTTAGAAAGATCGGTTACATTAGATTCTATTATTCCATTATGTTCAATATGAGTATCATTCTCTATTGCTAATACTTTAATTTTATCAGTATTATGTTTGATATTAGTTTTACCCTGATCATCCAATTCCTTTATAAAATTCTTTTGCATCGACATCTTATCATTAATATTCTCTTTCTTTAAATCAAGAGACTTAACTTGATTTCTCCTTTCTCTTAATTCATCTCTAAGAATAAAATTCATTGCTGAGAATATTCTAATATCTAAGAGATCCTCAATAACTTCTCTACGATTAGTACCTGTCAGTTGCATGAAAGGAACAAATGTACTACTACCCAAGATTACAATTTGAGTAAATGACTTATAATTTAATTTTAATATACTTTCTTCAAGCAAACGTTGCATTGCTCTATCGTCTGCCTCCTTATTAAGTTCGACACCATTCTGAATGATATCGAATATGTTTGGTTTTATACCTCTACGAATAATATAATCCCTATTGTTGATGTTTAAACTTACCTCAACCATAGCTTCTCTTTCATTAGTCGTATTGACTAACTGAGATTTATTAATTTTTCTAAATGGTTTATTAAAAAGAACAAAGGTTAGAGCATCCAATACAGTTGATTTTCCAGCACCATTCGTACCAACTATTAAATTGGTTGAATGTTCTTGAAAATTGACTTCTGTATATTGGTTTCCCGTACTCAAAAAGTTCTTCCACTTAATCTTCTGGAAGGTTATCATTCGATCTAGGTGGTATCACAATGTCGTTAGGAGTTATTATAGCATACTTATAATTATACATCCTACACGTCTTAATTGCAACCTTTCCATCCACTTCCACAATTGCCATCTCTGCTTCATCCTGTTCTCTTAATTGCATTGCATATCTCTGAGCATCTTCTTCTTGCTCAAATAGAAACAAAACCTTATCTCCACTAGAATCTTCGACGGCAAATGCACCTTCGTCTTTATGTTCTTTGAGTGATAGAAGAAACATTATTCTACTTCACATGCCTGTGAATAAATTTTTCTAAGTATTCCTTTGATAATTGATTTGTCACAATCAATTTCAGATTCATCAATATAACGATTTAAAATCGAAATAGTGTTCTCTGTCTCTTCAACTTCAAAGTCTTCATTACCCTGAATATTAAAATTTTCAACTATTTTTAATTCTTGAACACCAATAGCACTTAACTTATCTATAAACTTTTCAAACTGTTTCTGATCAGTCTTCTTTTTTACAATAACTTTTACTATTTTATTTACATATTCAGTAGCATTGAATAGCTTATAATTGGTATCATCATAATAAACATTATAAAAAAGTCTATATGGATTATTAACTGGTGTATGTTCTAGAGTTTCAGTATCAAAGATATGAAATCCTCTCTTGTCATTTACATCATTCCAGAACATCTCATATGGATTACCAAGATAATAAATTTTACCATCAGTAGAACGTGTGTGATAATGTCCAGAATATACCTTTTCAAACTTATCAAAATGTTTGATATCCATACCATCTTCCATAGTATGTCCACGAGTTGCTTGGAATCCATTAAGTTCCAAATGTCCCATAGCAATTTTTGCTTTAGATTTTTTGATAGCATCAATACTTATTTTTTCATTCTCTTGGTTAATCCAAGGAACAAATAAGATTTTTAATCTACCAACTTTTATTTCCTGTGTTTCTGGATATATTATTACATTATCATATTCTTTCAATAACAAATTAACCGAGTTAACATCATTAGTATTCTTATAGTAGATATCATGATTACCAATCAGTGTGTGAATGGTAATCCCCATCTCTTTAAGAGGATCAAAGTAATTAACTTTTGCCCATTCCAATGCTGATATATCAATGCTTCTACGATTATCAAAGGTATCACCCATGTTTATAATCGTATCAATCTTATTTTCTTTCAGATACGGAAAGAAAACGTTATCGTAAAACTTTTTGAAATAATCATGAAATAGTTTAGAACTCTTACGAGCACCAAAATGCTGATCAGTTATGATTGCTATTTTCATCTATTGGAAGACTTGTATTGAATATTATCTTTAATAGTATTGTAATCAGAACTGCTACCAGTAAGTGCTCCTTCATCAACATTCATGACTTCATCAAATCCTGTTCTTTCAATAATCTTTGTTTTAATTTCTAATTGCTTTTTCTCTTTCTGAATACGTCTGAGAAATGCATAATGTATGATCTGAGTAAAATAAGCAAAAGGATTCTTAGATTTCTCAGGATCAAAGTTGTGTATGTATTGAACACAATTTTCTATTCCATCAGAAATCATGTCCTCCCTAAACATATAGTTTACGAAGTTTGGTTTGTATGACAAATGTGTAGCAATCTTTAAAAAACATTCGCCAAGGTAGTTTGTGATGCGAGGTTTAGGTAAATCATTTTCTTTTGAATGAGCAACCTTTTCTCTGTATACAATTAATGCTTGTAGAAGTTCTTTATTGTTTACATAGTGTTCCGATTTTTTCCTAACCATAACATTGTTTTTTTTATTATTTAATGTTGAATCTATTATAGCATACTTTTGGGGCTTGACAAGGTAGTTAAAAGTATGTACAATAACCTTTGTGGAGGTTGAAGGACATACTAGCTCTCTTTCTTTTCTTTAAATATTCTCTCAAGTTTCTTGCGAGCATCATCTACTGAAGAGATGTATCCCATTTTATTTGTTAGTTTATCTTTAACATCATTTCTATGAGGTTTGGTAATTTCACCAATCTCTTTAATATCAAATTGTTCATCTTCAAGATAATTATTGTAGATTGTTATTACTGAAGTATCTTTAATTTCTGTTACTGTAATAACTTTATCCCATCTAATAACAATGGGATCATCACCAGGTATATTCATCCAAGGTTTTACCTTCACAATAGAACCTTCTGGAGCTGATACCATTTTCATAGTTACTGGACTCTGAAGCATTATAAGAGGGTTGTCAGTATTTTCTTCAACAGATACTAATGAAAAGAGTTCTTCTCCGCTAATTAATTTAACTGTGGCATAGAATTCATTATCCATTAATTTTTAAGTGGTACTGTTACTATATCATAATTAAAGTTTTCTTCATTGTAAATTTTAATTCTTTCAATTAAATGATTTAACGTATAATTTTTTTTAGATTTGTAACTAATGTCATCAGCAATGTCATATAACGTTGCTTTGGTTTTGTTTTCTCCTTTTCGTAGGACTCTTCCAATTGATTGTAGATTCCTAATTCTAGATTTAGACGGAGAAGCAAAAATGACGTTGTGAAGGTTTTTAATATTAATTCCTGTGGAGAAGGTTCCATATGATGCAATGATTATAGCGTTGTTTTCACGTTCAGTGATTTCACGTACTTTTTCTCTACTTTCAGTATCAACACCACCATGTATAAAAAATACTTGGCGACTTTCAATAATGTTACTATTATTTATTAAATTATATAACGGTTCTCCATGTCCCTCAACTCTGGCATAGAGTATTAAAGTATTTCCTTTAAGATCAAGTGCTAAATTTTTAATAAAGTTATTTCTGCGAGTGTGTCCGATAATATATTTTACTTCATCTTCAAATGTTTCAAATTTAGTTGGTGGGTGTTTCAATAGAAGCACGTTGATATCTAAAGTGGCAAGATGCCCTTTCTTCATTAACTCGTCAGTTTTTATAATCTTATAGGAAGGTCCAAATAATCCCTCAAGAACCCATTTATGAGTTTCGGTTCCATCAAGTGTTCCAGTAAATCCAAACCTATATTTTGCATCACCAAGTTTTGTCATTATAGATATTAGTGACTTCGACTTAAACTGGTGAGCCTCATCCC